CAGCAAGTGCTTATGACTTTATGGCTGGTGAAGAACACCAGAGTGGTTATAAGACAGTTTACATTCGTGTTTCACAATCAGATGATGGTACTTGGAAAGTAGAAAAAGAACTTGATGGTGAGATAATTGATGTAGGTTACTATGATGTTCTTCCATATGTTATTCTTCGCTGGTCTAGTGTAGCTGGAGAAGACTATGGTAGATCACATGTTGAAGATATATACTCAGATATAAAGACACTAGAAGCCTATACACGGGCTTTGATTCAAGGCATGGGTGCTGGGTCTACCTTCTTTATGGGTGTTGATCCTGCTGGCATTACAGAACTTGATGATCTTTCCGTAGCTGTCAACGGCCAATGGGTTCCAGCCCGTAAGTCAGATGTCTTTACTATTTCTCCGGGAGATACAATCAATCCACAACTTCAAGTTGGTAATGCTGCCGTTGAGAATATGCGTAGAGAAGTCGGTCAAGGATTCCTATTACAAACTGCCTCTATGCCAACAGGTGATAGAGTAACAGCAACCGCTGTCCGTGCAGTTGGCAATGAACTAGAAACAATCCTTGGCGGTACATTCTCCGCAATTGCCAGGGACTTTATGGTTCCTGTTGTTAAACGTACAATCTATTTAATGTTGCAGAACAATGAGATTGATCCTGCAATGAAAGAACAGTTTGATGAAAACAATGGTATTCTTAACATTGAAATCCTGACTGGTCTTCAATCTCTATCAAGAGAATCTGATCTTACCAAACTATTGCAAATGGGTGAGATGGTTAGAAACCTACCAGAGCAAGCAGCTAGTTCATTTAAGTGGGAATCATATGCTAGAGCATTGATTACATCACTTGGATTTGATCCATCCAATTGGGTCAAGAGTGAAGAAGAACTTAAGAAAGAAGCAATGGCTGCTGCTGATAGACAACAGCAAATGGAAATGCAGAAGATGTATGCACAGTCTGCATTGAATACCGTAGGCAATGCTGCACAGCAAGACCTAGTGCAGAATGGTGGCAAGAATATTCCACCTCAGTTTGCGGAACAAGCACTAAAGATTTTAGGCCCAAGCCTAGGAGTTTAATATGGCAAAGCGAGTAGATAAAAAATCAATGCCTTGTAATAAACCAAGACCATCAACATCTCCCGGTAAAAAGAGAATGGTTAAGGCTTGTTCTGGTGGGCAAGAAAAGATTATTCACTTTGGTGCTAAAGGTTACGGTCACAATTATTCCGAGGGTGCTCGTAAAAGCTTTAAGGCTAGACACAACTGTGCTAGTGCTAACAATAAACTATCAGCAAAGTACTGGGCCTGTAAAAACCTTTGGGCTGGGCCTGGTGGTTCTAAAGCTTCCTGCCCCAAGGGTAGGAAGTGTAAGAAATGAGTGATCAAGAAAAAAGAAAACAATCAGCTGTTGCCCGAAGACTTGCTTTTAATGTCGATCAAGAGTTTACTGCTGCAATACAACTTGTTACTAATAATCTTAATGAATTAGAAAAATCAACTAATTTATTTATATCAACAACAACAAATCGAATAGCAGCATTAACTGCTGGTTTAACTAAAGTAACTAATATAATTAACGCTCAGTTTGATCCAACAGATGCTTCATCTTGGGAAGCAAGATTAATTGCATTAGAAACTCTATCAATAACCGGTACTACAGATGAAGTTGAAGTTACATTTACTTCCCCATATGGTTATCAAATTGGATTGCCAAATGATGTTATAATATCTGATAGTTTATCAGCAGACAATTTAATAGCAAGAAACCTTGGTAAACTAAAGTTAAATAACCTTACAAATTCCGTAAGTGTTTCTCACTCATGCCCATCTACATTAGCTAATAACCATGAATATATTTGGCCAATTAGCATGGGCCTTACTAAAGAATCTTTAATGATTCAATCATTTCCATCTCCAAGAGTTGCCCAGTTAGTCTGGTATACTCCAGTATTTTTAAATGAAATACAAACCTTTACTGCTAAACAAAGCTTTACTTCTGGTATAGATGTTACTGGTAGTATTAACGGCCCTGGTTCTGGGACACTAACAATTAGTAATGGAGCTGGAGATGTTGTTATTACATCACCAATTACAACTATTGGTAACGGTGTTACTGACTTTATAATTGATGCCGCTTCTAGTACTGTTGATGGTTCTCTTTTTGAATGGCAAACAGGAGATCTTGCTACAGGAACTTTATTTGCTGGTGGTAATATTACATTACAAAATAATGAAAGAATCCAGAACAGTACAAATGGTAGAGTAGACATTGCTCCAGCCCCATCTGCAAGCAGCTTTGGTCTATCAATTGATATGACAAGTAAAGGTACAGGAGCAAGGTTAACAACTGTAACGGGTACAGCAGGAACTACACTAAGCACTGGTGTTCTTGAATCTTTAGTAGAGTTCCAATCACCAAAGTTTACTTTAACAACCATAACTCTTTCAACATCTGTTGGAGGTTGTTTAGAGTATGATGGTAAAGTTATTTATGGTAACGCTGCTTCGGGCAGAGGTGTTGTTCCTGTAATGCAGATATCATCTGTAGCTACTACCAAGTCTTTAAATAGTGCTACCGGCAATCAAAACATATTTGATGTGCCTCAAGATGTTATTACACTAGCTGCAAGTACTACATATATTATCCGTGGTTATTTATATTTAACAACGGGTACAACAACAACAAGACATTTAACTTTGCGCTTTACAGAAAGCGTAACTGTTAATCCACCAACAATCCATTTTACAATTATTGGTACACCATCTACAGGTGGTGCTGCATTAAGAACACAAGATACCGCGTTTTTTAATACTACTGCTGGTGGTCAAATTACTAATGCAACCTTTAATACAAATAGTTATAATGCCTGGATTACTGGTGTAATTAAAACAGTTGACTCTGTTACAATTACCCCACAGATTGCATTTAGTGCAGCTCCGGGTAATACAAATACTGTTAATTTTGGTACTTATATTGCGTTTATTCCTGTGGGTTCTAATACACTGGCTGCTGTTGGGCCGTGGAGTTAAGGAGATTTATATGGCTAAAAAGAATTGGATTAAGGGTGCAATCAAAAGACCAGGTGCTTTAACTAAGAAAGCTAAGGCTGCTGGAAAATCAATTACCCAATACTGCAAGGGCGGCAAGCTAAGTACTAGGACAAAGCGTCAATGCAACCTAGCCAAAACCCTTAAGTCTTTCAAATAACCAAGCAGTTAGAATCACAGAAAGGTGATTATTATGCCAAAAGATGCGTGTTACCACAAAGTAATGGCTAGGTATAAAGGAAAACACAGCGCATATGCCTCTGGCGCAATGGTTAAATGCCGCAAGGTAGGAGCCAAAAAGTGGGGCAACAAGACCAAGAAGGGAGGAAAGTAATATGCCAAAGGTAGGTAAGAAGACCTTCCCATATACCGCTAAGGGTAAGGCTGATGCTAAGGCAGCAGCTAAGAAGACAGGGAAGAAGATGATGACTAAGAAGGGTATGAAGTAATGGCTGACTTTTCTCAAGAGAAGAAGTACGGATTACATGGTTGGTTCAAGCGGAACAATGGTAAGGGCTGGGTAAACTGCAAGACTGGTGGGCCGTGTGGTCGCAAGTCTGCCTCTTCAGGAGGCTCTTATCCCGCTTGCCGACCAACCAAAGCCCAATGCACCGCCAAGGGTGTCAAGGCTAAGAAGAGTTCTAAGCCCGTTAGGTGGGAGAAATCTAAGAAAGGAAAGAAATAATGGCTAAGAAGATGAAGAAAAAGAAGTCTGGTAAGAAGATGTCTTGTGGTTGTGGGGGTAAGAAATGACACCACCCAATGGTAAGTTTAGAGTTATTGGATTTTCAGCAGATGCTGCTTCAATTACTGTTCCAGAAGGAACTACGCATATGACTTTTTCTGGTAGCACCAATAGCTCACACGCTCATGTCCTAGTAAAACAAACACCATCAGATACTGGTATTGAGTTAGTAGTTCAAACTGGTTTGCCTATAGCTTTAAACTGCACTACCCTATCTAATGTAGTATCAGGTGGTGCTTTCACAGCAGTAAGCTTTTTAAAGATACAACCTTAAGGAGAAGAGATGCCTAATCCATTATCATATCAACAAGTACTTGCTTTAAGCAAGGGATTAAACTTTTTCTATCTTGAAGATGGAAGATCAAACCCAATAACATTTAATCCTATTGACAGCAAAATCTTATTGTCTGATAGTGGGATACTCTTAGCAGAGAAGACATCACTAGTTCAGATTAAAACCTTTGAATTAGCTTCTGTTTTTGGTAGACAAAATTACGGATTAGGTAATCCTATTAAGGTTGCTGGAG